AATAAAGAGGAAACAAAAGAACAGTCTAAATATCCTTATAAAGGTCCTTATAAACCAGAAGATAAAAAATTATTACCATCTCAAAAAAGAAATATTAACTCTTCGCAAGAAAAAGATCCGATAAAAACAAAAATGATGAATTTACCTGGAAATGAAATATTATTTTCCACTCCATATGTTCCTTCACAATTTCAAAATTATATGAATCAACAATTTAATAAATACGCCCATCCATTTATATACAAAGATTATAATATCAATTTAAATGGATTAAATACAAATCACATAATGGCTCAAAGAGTATTTGAAGATATATTACCACCAGATGATGTATATTCATCATTTAAAAAATTAAAAGATAGAAATGTATTATGTGATTATATTAGGAGCACATTTATAACAAATGATGATGGAGAACATAAAGATTTTTCAGGTGGAAAAGAAAGTTTAAATTCAAGATTAAATTTAATTGAATTAACGCCATTTATGCCTCATAATTTAACAAATAATAAATATAAAAATAGACCAAAGAATATGTTAATGTATAGTTCTTGTTATCCAATTAAATATAATGAAAAAACAAAGAGATGTGATTGTGCGGATAAACATACAATAATGAATGTAAGAGTATATAATTTAACAAATGAAGAATATACATATTTTAATCCAAATAATTTATCATCCACTGGAATACCAACAATTCCATCATTGTCAATTGATAAAAGTTCAAATATAATAAGAGAATTAAAATATTTTCAATTTATAAGACAAAAAATTAATAAAGATAAGTATTGTCCTAATTTTATATGTTCTTATTGTTATTTTATATCAAAGGATTGTAATGTAAATTTTAACAATGAGCAAATAAGTAATAATAAATATGATAGTAATGGTTGTCTCATTCAACAAAAGAAAAAAACACAAATGTGTTTAATTATATTAACAGAAGGTGCAGATTTTAATATTTATACTTGGGCTTCTAATAGAGCTCAAATGGATAGAAATTTAGTTAAACAGGTTGGATGTGGATATAAAACAGCAGAAATGTGGGATAATGTATTATTTCAAATAATTATAGTATTTTATACAATGTGGCAAAAGAAATTTACATATAAAGATATGAAATTAAATAATAATTTTTATATTAAATCTTTTGCAACAACACCAGCTAATCCTAATTATTATAAATATGTTGTGGAACAAGTTGAATATTATATTCAAAATACTGGATATTTATTATTATGTAATACAGATAATCATGATATAACTGAGGGTAAAAATGTTTGTAAAATATTAAGTAAGGATGAATTTGGAGATGATGTTAATAATATTGAAAATGTAATTATGGAAAATGCTAAGAGGTGTTTAGCCATTGATAGTTTTAAAGCTCAAGATTTGGTTCCTCCATCACAAGAAATTTTAGATAAAATAGTAAAAATAAATAATTTATTAAATAATAATTCAACATCAAATTTAGGTTCAAATATATTTGAAACAATATTATTAACAAATTTTAATAATTTTATAAATGATAGAATTGGAACTCCTTTAAGGGCTCAAGGAGGTAGAGAACAACCAGATGAAACAAAATTTATTATTCAAGATAATTTTACACCAAAGAAAGGAGATTTATGTGTTAGACAAGATGGTGATATGTGGAAAATATGTATGTTTATTAAATCAGAATCGCCTGGTTCAGGTTTATTTATAATAGAAAAAGGTAGTGATGCTGTTTCTCTTCCAATAAGTTCAATGTATTCAATAGGTTCAAGTGTTAATATTCAACAACAAAATAATAATTTATCTGTAGATAATTTAGAAGAAATATATTATATGAATTAATATATATATAGAAATGAATTATAGCAAATTAAATAATTATACAAGTAATGATTTTGTTAAAATTGAAAATAATAATATGACTGGATTTAAGAATGAACCAAATACAAATAATTGGGACACAGAAGGTTCAATAAGTAAATCATTATTAGGTAATATATCACAACCAACACCATTATCAGAATTATTTTTTTCAAAGGATAATATAATTAGAATACAAAATAGAATAAAAAAAGAAGTGTTAATAAGAACACAAGGAAAATATGTTATTAGAGTAAATCAAAATGAAACTGATTTAATAAATGTAATGCTTTCGGTATATGTGGCTGATGGATTAAATCAACCATATAATTTAGTTAGACAAGTTAAAATGTTAAATCACTCAACTATTCAAAGAATTGTTCCAGATATGATTTCAATGATTAAAATGGAACAAGGATATTTAAAAGATATAAGTTCTCCAATTAATCCAATTCCTTTACCTGTAAATGTTAATAATGCAGGAAGAAAAGGAACATTACCAAGTGTTACAACAACTTTTAATTTACCATCTTTTTAATATTATTTTTTAATTATTTATAATTAAATTAAATTATAAATTTAAAATAAAAAAACTATTTAATAATTTAACATCTGTAAGGAGTATTGGTTTCAGAAGTTTCACCTTCATAAACAAAAAGAGTTCCATACTTAGTAGTTTGAGATTTAAAATCTGTAGAATTAATAGCAGTAATTGGTGTAATCTTATCATAATTGGTAGTATCTAAAGTTCTGGTTTCACATTTGCCATCAATAGGAGAGTAATAATAACCACATCCCTCTCCTTTAGGGAGAACCATAGCACTAGTTCCAACAATAACTTCATTTCCATTTTCACCAAACAATTCATTATAAAGAGTTTCAATTACAACAACAGATCTAAGTTTTAATGTTTGTCCTCTATCAAGAGTAACAGTATCACAATAGCGAATATCATGATTATTAACTTTTTCTAAAGTAGTGGTAGTAATTGGTAATTCTTTAGGAACCATTGTTCCATACGCATATGAAGATGAACCAGCAGGTCCTTGATGTCTTCTGGGAACATAGAAGACAAGAACACCATTACAATGAATAACAGTTTGTCTCTTAACAACCATATGTTTTCCTTTCATGTAAATGTTATTTCTTCCTTTAACAGAAGTTTGAAAATCAATAATATCTTTACCAGATGAACCAGGTGTAGGAGTGGCATCATAACCTTCAGAAGTCATTCTGCATGTCATAATAGGAATAGTAGTTTCAATACCAACACTTAGTTCAGCCATATGAGAGGTAGAAAATCCAAGGTTCAAAACTGGTTGAGCGGGTTCAGTCATAATATGAATAGGTCTGTATGAAAAAACACCAAATAATTTTCTAACCATATGTCCAACATCCTTAACAAATGAAAAGTCCGGAGAATCAAAGATGACATTCTTACAAGCTTCTAACTTGTGCATTAAATTAGAAGTTTCATTGCAATAATATTTTCCTTGTCTCAATGAAAGAACACAATGCCAAAGAGCTGTTTGGACGTCACATCTCTTTGAAATATCCTTGTAGGGAGCAATTTCAGTGGTGCATTGAGTTTCAGAAGGATCTTTGCATAAATCTTCAAAAAGATCAACTTCAGGTTGAGTTTGAAAAGTTCTACCTTCTTTTCTGGTGACAATCATTTTGGCAATAGATGTTAAAAGCATTCTTCTTTCTAAACTATCAAATTTAGGAATGAAAAGAGCAAATAACAAGGGATCAATGTATGAATAAACATCATTAACTTGATATCTATCAACAGTTCCATTCAAAGCACACAATTCAGTATCATTGTAAACCAATGATTGTAATTGAACTCTTTGAGCAAGTTGAGCATTTTCATGATGACACTTAACAATTTTATTGACATGTTCCATTTCATTACCACTAACTTTCATTTCACCTGTCATATACGCAGCATGTTGGGGTCTGTATCCAAGAGCCTTACTCAAAGGAGTAAAAGGCATAAGAGAACGAATATCTTTATCATGTAAAGTCATTTTCTTTTCATCTCTAATATATTTTAAAATAACTTTTTTTTCTTCATCACAAAAATCATATTTTTTTTGGTAAGCAGAAACTTTAGCATCATATTCTCTTGGTTCAAGATTGGGGTATTTGTCAAAAAGTTTTTCCTTAATTTTAAGAGCTCTCTTGATAATTCTCTTATATTCATCCATATATTTTTCGTAAATAGCATCAACAATATCACCATCATTGTATTTGTTTCTTAAATTTTCGAACTCCTTGTAAAGAGACATTCTATCATCCTTTTCCATTTTAAGCAATTTCATTACTTCAGAATTAATTTTATCTTTTTGATCTGACATTATATATATTATTTATATATTTTTTTTATAAAAAATAATTTATTCAAAAATATCATTTAAATATATTAATTCTTCTATAGATTTATTGTTATAATAATAATTATTTTGTATATCATTTTTATTTTTTTTCTTATTAAATTTTTTTTTAATTGTTGTTTTATTTAAATCATTAGGATATTCAATTTTTTCATTTTTATTATTATAATTTTTTGATATATAATAAGATGGAACTACACAACTAACTAATGAATGTAATATATTTAAATCATAATTATGTTCTGATTGAATATAATTTTCAATTAAATCACCAAATTGAAAATTACTTATAATATTATTATAATTATCATTATCACAGAATTTATAATAATTTTCATATAAAGTTAAAGGTAATATCATTTTATGTATTTTGAATAGTTTTATACAATCATTAATATTAAATTTATTTTTAATAATATGTGATACAATTCCAAATAAATCATTATTAAAATCTTTATTTTTTAAAATTGAAAAAATATAATTAATTTTATCTTCATCAATATTTTCATTATTATATATTTTTTTAAGTATTTCAAGATTAAATAATATTTTTCTTATATCAAATTTTGAATTTTTAATTATTTTATCATATATTTTATTATTTTCAATATTAATATCTTCTTCAAAGCAAATGTTTTTAATATATAATTTCAGTTTATCAATTTGCAATTCATTTATTTTTATTAAATTTACATTTTTTTTTAAATTTGATAAATTTGTATTATGATTATCATTTGATAGAATAATAATTGGAACTAATCTTCTAAAATTATTTTGTTTAATTAAATCAAATATATCTTTTTTATCATTATTTGATATAACTTTTTCATAACTATCAATAACAACTATTTTTTTATTATTATCTTCCTCAAAAAACTTATCTGGTTTTATAATTTTATTTAAAAAATTAATATCAATATTTTCATTAATATTTTCAGTTATATTAATAATATTTATATTTAAATGCTTACAAATTAAATTTGTTATTAAAGTTTTGCCAAAACCATGATTACCTGTTATTAAAAGTGTAGATTTTCTTTTACTTAATTCTAATTCATAATTCGTAGCATCTACAATTTTCTTTTTTCTTCCTTTTGTTGTTTCTTTTAACAGTTTATGTTTAATCAAAAACTCAGTCGTATCATAAAATGTTGTAATCCATTCAATAATATCATTTATAAGTGATTTATTTCCAATAATATCATCTATTGATTGTGGCTTATATTTATCTTCAATTTTCATTAAATAATTATTAATTAATTATTTTTAAATAAAAAAAATTCAATTTTTAATTAATTATTTACAATTTTTAATTTTTCTCTTATTGTTTGTATTTCTCTGTCAAATTCATTTTTAATTGTAAAATAATAATCTGGATAATCATCTGTATGAACTTTTATAATTTTCCATAGAGTATTATTATCATTTTTATAATAAACACTCATTCCAACTTCTAATTTTTTATAAATACATATTTTTGTATCCTTACCTAATTCTGTTTTTTCATTCAATATTCTTTCATTAATTTTAATAAAATTATTTGGAATTTCAGGAAAAAATACATCACATTGATAAACATCGTTTATTACAGTGATAATCATTGAATTTATTAAATTTAATTCAATAAATTGTTTATATATTATACCACCACCAATTATCCATATTTTTTTATAGTTTTTATTTTTTAAAAAAATCATCAATTCATTAATATTATCAAATGATTTAATCAAATTATTATCCTGTTTTTTATCAATAATTAATGATGTTGATAATACCAAATTATCACGATTTTTTAAAAATTTTATACTATTAAATGTATTTTTACTCATAACAATACAATTATTTCCATTTCCAACAGTTATTTCCTTAAACCTTTTTAAATCACCTTTTAATTTCCATGGCAATTTATTATCATTGCCAATTCCATTTTTATTATCTAAAGCCACAATTGCACCAATAAACATTAAATTATATAATTTTATTATTACCATTTATTTAAATTAATAACTTTATGATTTTCAATTACTTCATTTATATCTACAATATTTTCATCATCTAATTTATATTTATTATTTAGTAAATAAGAACTATCTTGAATATTATTATTTATAACAAAATTTAAATTTGGATACATATATAATTGAATATTATAAGGTATTAAATTTTTTTCAGTTAAATGAATGCCATTACAACAATATTTATTAATAACTTTATTTTTACATTTGCCCGTAATTAAATCATCTCTACATATTAATAAACTATCACTACAAGCACCATTTTTACAATTATAACCTCCATTACACTTATTTTCATAACATTTATTACATCTAATTGTAAAAACTAATAATTCTTTATAAAAATTATCATCTTGACATATATTAAAATAGGATAAATTAATATCATTTAAAATCATATTCATAATTGTTTGTTTATTTTCATTTATAATTTGTTCTTTTAAATTATGGGCGAATAAACATTTATCACCATAAGAGCATATTTTTTTATTTAAAATATTATAACATAATATTTTTTTATAATTATCAATCATAATATATTTTATAATTATTATTATAAGTAATTAACATTATGGAAAACATTAATTTTACATTTTTTAAAAATATTCAAGAAGGAGGTTATTTTAATACTGAAAATATAAAAAAAAAATATAAAATTATAAATAATAAAAAAAGATAATTATATTAAGTATAGATTTATTTTTGATTAAATAAAAATTATATACATAATAATATATAATATGGTTAATTATCAAGAAATTATTATTTGTATTATTTTAATTGTCGTCATTGTTTGGCTTTCAAGAAAAAGAATTTGTGATTATGTATCTCCAAGAGAAGGTTTTCAAAATACAGGAAATTTTGTAATGACTAATAAAAATGGTATTGCAAATGCTATGGAATTTGGTGCAGTATCTCCAAGACAACTTTTAACATCACCATTACCTAACACTTCACCATCTTCCAATAATGATGGTTATTCTATGAATTCTAATAAAGATACTTATACCAATGATGGTTATAAATGGACTAAAGAAGATACAAATGATTATGATATTAATACAGAACAAAACAAACTTTCTAACGAACAATTAAGAAATCAATTTCAAAATATGTATATGCTTGACCCCACAGGTGATTTAGCAAAATATGATATTTCAAATATGCCTGTTTCTAAATATTGTTGTCCTGCTGTTTATAGAAACCCAAGTGGTGGTGAAGATAATATGGACCCTGAAAAGGCTTGTGAATATGCTGATAAATATGTTGCGAATAGTTATAGTGGTATGAATTTTAAGGATGGTTTAGGTTGTGTTTGTATGACACCTCAAGATGCGTCATTCTATTCAGCAAGAGGTGGTAATACTACAATTGCTTAAATAAGTTTTTATTTTTTTATTAATTTTATAATATTTCACTTAAATAATATATTTTTATGGTTAAAAGTTAAAATATTATATCATCTTGAATAATATAATTTAAAATATATTTTTATAGTATGTAATATATTATGAATAAAAAATACATAAATGAAATTTTATTAATAAATAATAATGAAAAAATTGAAGGTGAAACATTTTATTTTAAATTAAAGTTTTTAAAATATAATTTTACATATTTAATAAAAAAAACTGAAGAATTTTTTAATGATACTAAAAATAAAAAATTAAAAATTACTAATGATCCATGTGATTATATAGAAAAAAAATTAGAAATGAATAATTTTATTAATATATATATTGATACAATTAATTTTATTAAAAATAATGATGGTATTTTAGAATTTAACAATTGGTCATATAATCATTTTTATTTTTCTTCAAAATATTATTTTTTATTTAGATTATATGAGCTAAATGATTTAAAAATAAATAATTACGAATTAAAAAATAAAAAATTCACAAATATTGAATATAATAAATCATATTTACTAAAAAAATACAAAAAAAAAATAAATAAATTATTAATATTTGGGAATTGTAATGTTATAAACTATATACAATTATTAAAATCATTTAATTTATCAGATAAAACAAAGATTAATAATAATATCTTAAATGAATTATTAAAAAATATTGACTGTAATAATAATTATACACGAAATATATATTTTATATTAAAATTTTTAGTAAAACAAAAAATGATATGTTTTAATAAAGTTAAAAATAAATTATCTGATAAAATATATGCAAAATATTCATTGATAAATAATTATTATTTGAAAAAATTATTCAAATATTTTAATGTTGATTTTATAAATATGTTTAAGTTAAAAAATTAATATTTTAATAAATATTATTTTTATGTATTGTAAATTAGAATATAATAATTTACATAAATATTTTAATGAAATTTGTTTATTAAATTTTAATGAAAATATAAATGATAATAATCAAAAAAATATAATATCCAATAAAAATTTTATTGATTTATATATTGAATATATCAAATTGCTTAATTATCCATTAATTAGATTATTTAAAATAAATAAAGCTATAAATATTATTATTAAAAATAAAGATATATATTTTATAAATATCTTAAATAATTATTTATTAAACATCAATATTTTTAATATTATTAAATCTAATTTATTTAATTATAAAAATGAATTAAATTATTATATAATATTAAAAAAAATATTACTTAATAATACAAATATAAAATTTAATTTAAACTATTATGTAGAATTTTTAAATAATATTTTTGAACTATCGTATCATAAAAAATTTTGTAAAAATATATATTTTATATTGCTATTTTTTTTTAATTTTAAAAAATTGAATAATCTTATAAAAAATAAAATAAACTTAAATTTAATAAATAAAAGTTATAAAAATTACTATTCATTAAAAATTTATAAAATGGCGGAAAAACATTTAAAATAATTTAACTATTTATTAATATTAAATAGTAATGAATTTTGTATATTTAAATGAAACAAAAAATGATTTAATTAATTATTTAATCTCAATTATATCTCCACAATTATCAAATAGTGTTTTAGAAGTTCATACACATTCAATTAATATATTTAATAATTTGAAAACAAATTTTATTTCAAATAAAAAAGATAAAAAAATTATTAAAATGTTTAAATTACAAAATATCAATATTAATAATTTAACTAATGATGAAAAAGATAGATTATTTAATAAATTAAAATTAGATATTTTTAGAATGTATATTGAAAAAATATATAGATGGAATAATCAACAAATTTCTGAAGAATATAATAGAATAAAACTTGAAACTAAGACAAGTGATTATTTTGATAATTTAATTAGAGCTTGTTTTAAAAGTTATTTATTGTTTATTTCATACAACCCTAACACAGATGAAAGCTTTTTAGATGACAAATATTTAAATAATGACTTTTATAAAAAAATGGATATTGTGTCATTTATTCATACTTGCTTTTTAGAAACATTTTATTTTTGTGAGAATAATTATGATTATTTTTTAAAAAAAATAAAAAGAAATGAAATAAATGATATAATTAAAATTTGCATTATGAATTCTATTAAAAAATCAATACCTGATTATAATGATATAATTAAAGATTATCTAAAACTAAATGTTAAAATATCTAAACAAGATGAAATTAATAAAATCAAAAAATTAGTTAAGGATGTTATTGAAGAAAATAATATTAATTTAAATACACAAAATACTGTTGGAGGTAATAATTCATCTTTTATTAATAATGTTAATAAACATCAAAATGTTGATATACTTAATAATCAAGAAACAAGTAATGATAATTATGAAAGTAATAATGAAAATAATAATGAAGTATCAAATAAAAATAATAGTGAAGTATCAAATAAAAATAATTATGAAAGTAATAATGAAGTATCTATTAAAGATAATAATAAAGAGTTCAATGAAGTGTCCAATGAAAATGCGGAAGAAAATATAGATGAATATGATAATGATAATGTTATTGTAAATAATATAAATGATATAAATACAGTATCAAATTTAGAAACAAATTATGTAAAATCAATAAGAGCTTCAGAAGATAAGGATATGTCAGAGTATTTTGAAAAAATGGTAAAATAAAAATATTTATAGTATAATTATATATAAATGAATAGCTTGTCAGTATGGGTAAAAGAAAATTTATTAGTTTCAGCATTAATAATTTTTGTGGTAATGTATGTGATATTTCATTTTAATAAATTAATGAGTAATAATTGTTTTTATGGTGATTATAGTAAAACATTATTATGGACTGCTATAGTTTTATTAATTATATTATGTTATTTTTCAATGATAGATGATGGATTGATGATAAATAATAAAAAATATAAAATTGTAAATAATAATAGTTTAGATGATATTTTTGTAAAATAATAATTTTGCAATTTTTTTTGATATATAAATTTATAAGATAATTATAAATTTAATGAGTGAGCTTAAATATGTTGTTGTAAATGGTAAAAAATTAGCTATATATAAATTTGAATTAGAAATGATGGCATCACATCCAGCTATAATTTTAATAGCTAAAAGAAGAAGTGGAAAATCTTGGGTATGTAGAGATATATTAAGACATTATAAAAGCAAAATCCCGGTTGGGATTGTTATATCAAAGTCAGAGAAATTACAAGAACCTTTTTACTCAGAATTTTTTCCAGATTCATTTATATATTATAAATTTGAAAGTAGAATATTAGAAAAATTATTTTCAAGACAAGAAAAAATGATAGAAAAATATAATAACAAAAAAAAACATGCCATAACAATAAATCCAAGTGCGTTTTTATTAATGGATGATTGTTTATCTGACAAGGGTGAATGGTCTAAAGATCCATTGATGTATGAATTAATGTATAATGGTCGTCATTATAAAATATTATTTATGTTGACAATGCAAACACCATTAGGTATTCAACCAGATTTAAGAAGTAATTTTGATTATTTCTTTTTATTAGCAACGGATATTGAAAATCATATGAAAAAATTATATGATAATTATGCGGGTATGTTTAAAAATGTGAAAGAATTTAGAACTGTTTTTAAACAATTAACAGTAGATCATCAATCAATGGTTATTGCAAATGTAGCAGCGGATAAACCATTCAAAGAAAAAGTTTTTTGGTTTAAAGCTTCAGATACAAAAGTTGGTATGATTGGTTGTGAACAGTTAAAAAATTATCATTCAAGTAATTATGATAAAGAATGGAGAAAAAAATCATCTATATTCACAATGAATTAAATATTATTACATTTGAGATATAAAATATTTATTCATATTTTCTTTTCGTCTTATAGCATCATCATCTGTTGAATCTATCCAAGTTGATGGTTGTGAAAACATTGTTTTAAAAATTTCTGATATATATATTGGTGTTTCCATTTCTTCCTCTAATGTTCTTGGTATATATCTATATACTACCTTTTGTTCTACATTAGATACTGTTTTCATTGTTATAAAATACACAACTAATAATACTATACCAATTATTAAAAATATTAATGAAAAACCTTTTAATAAATACATAATTATATAATTATTAACAATAAAAAAAAATTAATTATTTAATTTCTCATACAACTCTTTCATTCTATTAAATTTACTTTCCATTTCTTCCATACTAATATTTTGATTATTATTTACTCTATGTTCTAATTGTTCTCTCCTTTCCTTAATTTCATCCAACTTTTTATTAATATCCATTTCAGTATTAAAATTATTATTATCTAATGTAATATTATCATCATTATTAGTTTCATCAACCGTTTTTTTATCATCTACTTTAATTTCATTATTCTTCAAATGTTTATATTCTTCAGTTACTACATTAGCCTCCTTCAAATACTTATCCTTTCTCTCCTTTTCTTCCAATGCGGTTTGCTCCAAAGAATCCAAATACAGTTTCATAAAATCATTCAATTTTTGAGTTCTAATAACTGGTAATTGAGGGTCAGGATTAGAATTATTAACTAAATTAACATCAAATGCACACCAATTACCCACTTGCATAATAAAAATCATTGGGTATTTTTTTCTTTGACTATAAGCATAGGTTTGAGCATCTTTTACTTTATCAAAAAACCCATGAACAATATGACCCGCAATTTTTTTATTCTTAAATTTATCAGGAACATTAGGAATCATTTCAGGAGTGTAAAAACTAACACAAGCAAATTTGGCTTCATTAATACTCCATACAAAAGTTTGCTCTTTTTGTGAAAAATAATTCTCATTAATATCCAAATTATTTTCAATTGGATTTTGACTTAAAATCTCAGCAAAATTTAATTCATCCTTATTATCCTTATATGTTTTGCAAATTTCCTGCTTATATTGTCTATTATTAATCTCATTTTGTTCCTCCTCCTTATACACAATTTTACTATTCCTGTCAGTATCTGCAATATCAACATCAAATTCAATTAATTCACCAATTTTATCTCCAAACACTTCATAATTTTTAACAATATTTCTAACTTTGTCTGAATGTTCTTCCTGATCTTTTTCATCTTCATAAACTCCATGTAATTTAAAACCATAAATTTCTTGATTTTTAACACTATCTCTTTTAGACATAGGAAAACAATTGGGTGCTAACATAGAACAAGTATAAAACCGTTGATATTTGACATTTTTAACAAATGATTTATTAATATCAAGGTGTTCCGCTTTTAATTCTTTATTCATTTTAATAATAATTATTAAATATTTTATCTTTAAGTATATTTATAAATTATTAATAAAAAACACAATTTGGATAATATGAATCTAATATATAGTATAACATTGACACAAAAGCACAGATAGATAATATTAAAGAATTTTCATTTATTTTTTTATTATTATAACAAGGTAACATAATCATTAAAAATATATAAAGTGTTATAATAAATAAAATAAATTTTAATGAGTTGTTTATATTAATATATGTATTATTAAATTTCATAATATTATTTTATAAAAAAATTATATATTTATAAAATTATAAACTTGGATAATAATCCCATCCAATTTCTTCACATATTTTTTTCCATGTAATATCTTGTTCTCTTAAATTTTTTCTTTTTAATAATATTAATTGTTTTGTGTATTTTGAATATCTTTTACATTTATCTAAATCTTTATTTTTTTTAGCATCATATTTTAATTTTTCACAAAATTTATATAAAATATACGAATACGACAAAAAATTCTTTCTTTTTTTTGGCTTATGTTTATAAAAAGGTTCTTCAATAATTTTAAACATATCTTTTAGTATTTCTTCTTCGTTTTTACTAAAAGATGGAGGATAAACACCGGTTATTTTTGTTCTTATAAATGATAAATTTTTATAATAAATATTATATTTTAATTTTTTTAGTATTTTTTTAATTTTAACATCACTAATTGTTTTAATTTCTTCCTCAGTATATTTATATTTATTTATTTCTTTTTGTATATTTTCAATAATATCAATTGGTATATTTGTAGTTTCTCTTGCTTGAAAATGTGTTAACCAATCTGAAAAATGATTTTTTTTTTCATATGGTAATTTAGGTTTTTTAATTCTACTTTCATCATAATTACTATCATCAACTTCTGGTTTAAAATTATCTATTTCATTACAATTATTACACACATAAATTCCTGAATTTGTAACACTTAAATCATTTGAATTACAATTAATACAAATATCTCCAATTTTTTTACTTTTATTATTTAATATAAAATTATAATCTTCAAATAAAGATGATTTACTAACTTTCTTTTTATTAGATTTATTACTTGAATTTTCTGAATCATTTTCTATAAAATTAAAAATATTTTTTGAATAAGAAATATTTTTAGTTTTATTTTTTACTTTTTTATTTTTTTTATTTTTTTTTGAAATATTATTCAATATATCTAATTTATCAATGCATTTTTTTGAAACTATTTTTTCAATATTACTATTTTCATCTAAAATATCTGGAATATTATCATTAAATTTATCATCTAAACTATAATAATCCGTTAAAATATTATTTGTTTTAAAATAATAATCTAATTCATTATAATTATTATTTTCATTATTATATTTAATAATTTCTATTTCATCTAAAATTTTAATTCTTTCTTCTAAATAATTTTTATTTTGAATATTATTTTTATCATGATTTTCTAATTTTTGTTTTAATTTATCAATATTATTTAATTTTTTTTCATTTGTGTTTCTTTTTTTAGTCATATTATTGATAAAATTTGTATGAGAATAATCAAGTGAAGTTATTTCTTCTTTATATTTATTTTTAGTGTCTTTTGTTTTGAAATTTGACATAAATTAAATATAAAAATATTTTATTAAGTTTTTTACTCTTTATAATAATAATTCTTATAAACAACAAAATTTATTTTAAAATATATAAGAAATAATTATTTTAAATGTGCTGTTTTTATATGAAATAACAAATAGTGTTAATTGAAAATTTATTTTTTTAATTTTAATTAATAATATTTATAAATGAATTTAAAAATTCTTATTAAAATTTTAAACCAAATATAAAAATCTATAATATATTTATTTTTTCAAAAATTATTTTCTAATTCTAATTTATATAACTAATGTCTGGTGGTTTAATGCAATTAGTAGCTTATGGTGCTCAAGACACTTATTTAACTGGAAATCCTGAAATTACCTTTTTCAAGGTAGTATATAGAAGACATACCAACTTTGCTATTGAAACTGTCAATTTGACTTTCAACGGCAATGCTGATTTTGGAAAGGAAGCCAATGTTCTTATTACTAGAAATGGTGATTTAGTCACTAAAATGTTCTTAAGAGTTCAATTAAATAGACTTCTTATGAACCAACTTTCAGGTGTTTCCGCTTTAGATAGAGAAGCTTACTTGTTTGCTTATGTCAGAGAAGTTGGTAATTTCTTAATTGATTCAATCAGATTTGAAATTGGTGGAACTCAAATTGACAAGCAATGGGGACATTGGATGAGCACTTGGCATGACCTTACTAAGGATGTTAATAACAACAACGCTTACCGTGCTTTAATTGGTGATGTTGATGAATTAACTGCTTTAAGATCTCCTGATTCTACTGGATACTTAACTCAAGACTACATCCTTTTCGTCCCTCTTATGTTCTGGTGCAACACTAACACTGGTCTTGCTCTTCCTCTTATTGCTCTTCAATATCATGAAGTTAGACTTTGGTTCCAATTTAATGTCTTTGAAAGACTTATTGTTCACAGCAACAATGTTAATCTTGCTAGACTTAATAATGGTGTTGGTGTATTCAACAATGGTTCTCTCTTGGTTGACTATGTTTACATTGATACTGAAGAAAGAAGAAGATTCGCTCAAATTGGTCATGAATACCTTATTACTCAACTTCAATTCACTGGTTCCCAAGCTGTTACCCAAAATCCTCTTAGAGTTACTCTTCAATTCAATCATCCTTCAAAGGAATTCATCTGGAGAATTGTTTCTGGTGCTTACTGGAGCAAAAACTCCCCCTTCCTTTGCTACTCCAACCGTGAAGCTTCTTTAGAATCTAACGGATGGGAAAAGGCTCTTAGATATGCTGCTAACAATGTTCTTGCTGGTGAAGTTGCTGTTGGTGATTCTGGAGATGTTAGTGATGTTGTTGTTGATATTGCTAGTGTTGATTATAATGTCTGGAATACACCCCATACTGTTACTTCTAATACCAGAAATGCTTCTAAGTATGTTGTATTTACATATGTTCCTGGTGCAGGTGTTGATGATGGTGCAGGTGTTGCAGGTGTTACACCCAAAGATATGGCTGAACTTTTACAAGCGGATGCTAATGGAACTTTCCTTTTCAGAAGAAATGTTCTTACCAATCCCGATAGACCTGAATACAATCTTGGTGATTATGTTACCAGATTTAACATTGTTGTGTTTTATACTCAAATTGATGAAACCGGTGCTCCTGTTCCTGCTTCTCTTACTTACCAAGTTAGACCTGTTGATCATGATATTACTGTAAGAGATGTTTCTGTTCCTGTTGCTGATTGGGTTGATAACAGATTTACAACTGTTGCTGGTAATGGTCTTGGTTCTCCTATGGATATTTGGGCTTGTCTCCAAACTGTTTCTGGTCTTTTGATTAACAACCAATACAACCCTGTTGTTGAAGCTGTTATTCAACTTAACGGTCAAGATAGATTCCAACCCAGAGAAGGTGCTTACTTCAATCTTATCCAAACTTACAACTACCACACCTCTACTCCTGCTAATGGTGTCAATGTCTTCTCCTTTGCTCTTCACCCCGAACAACATCAACCTTCTGGAACTGCCAATCTTTCAAGAATTGACAACACTGTTCTCAGTATGGGTCTTTACAGAGAAATCCCCTATGCTGATCCTTCCAGAACTCCCCCTCCTTTGAGCATTGTTGGAAATACTTCTCAAGCTTTCATTTACTGCACTAATTATAATGTGTTGAGAATTATGAGTGGTATGGGAGGACTTGCGTATTCAAATTAAGCAGAATAATAAAAACAATATATATATTATATTTTTTAAAACTTATTTTTAATTAAATTAATTAAAATTAACTTATTTCATATGAATTACATCCATAGAACCTTTATTTAATATTTTTTATTTATTTAAAATATTTTAAATAAAAATTGAAAATAATATAAAAAATTATTTATAATACATTATTATAAAAACACTATAATACATAATATGGAAAACAAATGTGGTTGGATAAATAAAAAAAAGGAACCTTGTCCTTGGAAAAAAATAGGTAATAATTATTGTAAAAGGCATTCTTGTTATGAAGATATTTATAAACCAGAAGATGTTCCAAATATAACATTTTGTTCTGATTGTAAAAATCCAATTGGAATGAATATTATTAATATAAAAATTTGTGATAAATGTAAAGAAAGAGGAAAAATTAATAGAGAAAAAAATAAAGAAAAAAATAAAGAAAATAATAATATTTGTATTGGAAAAAAACCAGATGGAACACCTTGTAAATTTAAAGCATTAAAAGATGATGAATATTGTAAAAATCATCAAACATATAAAAAATGGAAAAAATTATCAGATGGTGGAAATAAAGTTTGTAAAAATTGGATTAGAGGATGTTTTGAAATTGTTGATGAAGATACATATTCAGCTTGTATAAAATGTAGAATTAAAAATTGTGAAATGGATAATAAACGCCATAATAAAAAAGTGGAAAAAGCAAAGGAATTTAATAAAAAAAATAATGATAAAATAATGTGTGAAAATTGCAATGATATTATTAATCCAAATAATTCAAAAAATAACAAATGTTTAAAATGTTATAATACTTATTGTAAAAGTGAGTCTAATCGTAATTCTCGAGATGAATTAAAAAAAAAATTAAGTTATATTAAAAAAGGGGCAAAAGACAGAAATATTGAATGGAATTTAACTGATGAAAAAGTATTTAAATTAATTAAATCTAAATGTAATTATTGTAATAAATTAATTAAATTTAATGGTATAGATAGAATTGATTCAAATAATGCTTATACAGAAAATAATTGTGTGTCTTGTTGTAAAGATTGTAATTATATGAAATTAACATATTCAGTTGATGATTTTTTAAAAATGGTTGAATATTTATTATCCATTAATTTATTGATTGATAAAATATCTAATGAAAAATATTCAAAATTATTTAAAAATGGAAATAGAAATATATTTAGTGCTTTTAAACATTATGCAGAAAAAAAAGATAAAAGTGTTGAAATATCAAAAGAATTATATATTTCAATTATTGAAAAAAATTGTCATTATTGTAATAATAAATTTGAAAATGGATGTAATGGAATAGACAGATTAAATTCCTCAATTGGTTATATAATTGGTAATATTGTTCCTTGTTGTAAAACTTGTAATATAATGAAAAATACTTTAACAAAAGATGAATTTTTTAAACACTTAAAAGATATTTATAATTATAAAATAAATAAAATTCCATATAATGAATTAACAATAAAAGAAAAAATATTACAATTATCAAAAGTAAAAGTTTTAGAACACGAAAAATTTTTAAAAGATAAAGAATTTTATGAAAATTTAGTTTTTAATCCAAAAACGTTTGATGAAATTAAAAATATATCAATTAAATTAGAAATATGTAATAATAAAGAATTAAAAGATATTTGGAATTATTATAGAAGAACTGTTTCAAGTTTAAAAAAATTAAAAAATTCTAAATTAATTGGAAGACAAATATATATATTGGTTAAAGATAATAATACAAATAAATATTTAGGTATAATGAGTTTAAGTAGTAGTGTTCAAAGTTGTGAAGATAGAGAAAATTATATTGGATGGTCTAATAGCGAAAAATTTAAAAAATTAAATAATATTATAAATTTATCAACTTGTGTTCCTTTACAACCATTTGGTTTCAATTGTAATGGAGGAAAGTTATTAGCTTCATTAGCATTTTCAAAAGAATTAATTGTATTTTATAAAGATAAATATGATGATGATTTATTGGCAATTGAAACAACTTCATTATATGGAAAGTCAATACAATATGATAGATTAAAATGTTTAAAAATGATAGGTTATACAAAAGGTAATAGTGTTAAAGATATATCAACAGATATAGTTAAATTATGTAGTAATTATTTAAAAACAAATTATGGTTTAGAGTATCCAAGTAAAAAAAAATTTATAATTATTCAAAATGCATTTGATAAATTAGAAATTTCAAAAGATGAATTTTTAAAATCTAACAAAAAAGGAATATATTTTGGTTATACTTGTTATGATTCAAAAGATTATCTTAATAATACAACAAATATTATACCAGATACTTTTAATAAAAAATATAAATTATCAACATCAAAAGAAATATTTAATTGGTGGTTAGAAAGATGGTGTATTAAAAGATTTAAAAATAAACAAAAATAATTTTTATATATTATAATTTTATTATGTATTTAATAAAATTAATTATTATTTTTATAATATTGATATGTTTAATAAAAAAAAATAAAGTTAAAAATTATAATAAAGAAAAAGATAAATTATGTAAAAGATTATATAAAGATAAAGATAATAAAAATTATAAAATAATTAAAAATCTTTTTTCAAAAAATTATTGTAATTATATAATTAAAGAATCTGAAATTTATGCTTCAAAATATAAATGGAAAAAGAAAAGACATGAAGATTATCCAACAGTAGATAATCAAATTACTAAAAAATGGTCTATATACAATGATATATATAAAATAGTAAGTTCAACTATTTTTACTGAAATNNCAAAATTATATAATATAAATAAAAATGATTTAGGAATAAATGAAATATTTATTGTTAAATATAATACAGGAGGACAAACAGAATTAGCNTATCANGAGGATGGTAGTGAATTTAGTTTTGTAATTGCTTTAAATAATAAATTTACTGGTGGTGGAACAACATTTAAATTTAATAAAAAAAATGTTCAATTATCAATTGGAGATTGTTTAATATTTTCAGGACAAAATACACATAAAGGAAATGAAATTATTACTGGAACCAGATATATACTAATTGGATTTTTAAATTATAAAAAAGGATGTAATAATGACTAATCAATTATTTTTAAAACAGGAATTTATAATAATAAAAATAAAATATAATTTAAAAATAAAACATATTTTTAACATATAATGGAAAATTTATATTATCAATTATATGTTGGGTTGTTACTAGTAGCATAAAATTTGATATTTTTTGATATACAATTTTATTATATTATTTTTTTAATACAATTATCTTCTTTATATTCATAATTTTTT